CCCTTAAATCTAGGTATGATATAACCAATACAACATTAAGAGACACCCCAGAAGCCTTCACAATACTCTACCACCCATCACCAAACAGGAATATTATGGTAGGTCGTTATTGTAGAGTAGGTAAATGGGGTGTTGTCATGTGCAGAAGAAAGGCTGATACCGCATTTGAATATGAGAGGAGAAATCAGAGAAAATGACAAATAGAATCTATTATCACGATTTTTCCCCTATAAAAGTGGAGAAATTTTTAAAAAGCGATGTTATTTTAGACAAAAGAGTGGAAAATATCTTAAAAGAGGTTGTTTTGGATGGAAATAGTCTTTATAATGTCTATTCTACGATTACAGACTACATAAACAATAGAGCTACTGATGATGACTTAATAAAGGTATACAATGTGTACAGGTCAGTAAGAGGTAGTGTAAACAACAACTTGGAGGATACTTATAATGAAACGAATAAAGCTGAAACACCACCTAACAGTATTGAGAGTAGATAACTTAGAGCTTGTTACTAACTATCCTTATCACATTTATCTGTTAAATGATAGAGGCGAAGAGATTACACTAAACTACGATAGCACTAAGTGTGATGAGAAACTAGAAGATTATGATTGGATAGTTAGTAACATAGAAGGAGTGGTAGGTCATGGAATTGAATGATTATGTAACACAAATCGCAGAGCTTCAGAAAGAGTTAGATAAAGTTATAGAGGAAAATAAGCTGCTATCTGAGAAGCTGGATAGACTCTACGCTTGGGGAAGAAACACACTTCCTATTGGAACAAAGACAATAAGGTTAGACTGTAACGGTAACAACTTAAATACACATCAAGGAGCTATCAATTTTGAAACACCTTAAATATTTAGTTTTAAACAGTATATTGGCACTATCACTATGGTTCGGTTTAGTAGAGGGAATACAAGGAGCTTTAAACCTCGGCCTGTTTATGTCTTGGTTGGTATTCGTGTTATCTCTTACCCTTCTTTCTGACGATGTGGTAGAAAGAGGGGCTAAAGAGGGTCTTTGGGTTCCTATTTGGTTTGATACACTATTCGATTCGTTCATAGTCGGACTATTAGCATGGCACTCTTGTTTCTGGACAGCAGGTGTCTATTTCATCCACATGTGCATACTTGTGGCATATAGAAGCAAAGTGCAGGATAAAATATCTAATACAGAGTCTGAGGAGAAGTGTAGATGAAATATATTCACATTTGGATAAATGAGCTGGGAGAAGTAACCAAGAACTCTATAGAAGATGTCGAAGTAGCTGCACAGAATGAACAATACATCATTATCAATGATGCTGTTTTTACTAAGATACAGAAAAAGAAAGATAAGTACAACCATTATCCTACCGTTGAGGAAGTATATATCCGAGATCACAGTAAAGATAGCTTTTGGTCTAAATTTTACGGCATCTTCAACATTCAGTTATACACAGATGTTACCAACATTAAGGCTATTGAGACTAAGATCAATAAGGCTTTCAATAAATGGGTTCAGAGTAAGGTGAGTGTCTACCTTCCTATGACTAAGATAAATATTAAGTTGAATTTGGAGAAGGGTAGTGACTAATCGTAAATTTAAAATAGTGGAAAATAGTTACTGGACTGATAGTGGTTGTAGCTGCTGTGATGCAGACATCTGGCCGTACTATGAAGTGTATGAAATACTACCAGACAGTACAGAAGTAGAGGTACATACGAACGGTACTGCACATGAAATAGAAGATGCTTATCACGGCATACTTACTCATTTGGGTGTTGACGTGGAGGTGGTGTATGAAGTCTAAGAATTGGATAAACCCCTCTTCAATAACTTACACAGACTTCTATGACCAACTTCTGTATCGGTATTACGGGAAACTTTATTACGCTTGGGATAAAGCAGAGGGAGATTTTACCGTAGAATTATACTACTGGAACGGGAAGTTTTATATGGACAAGGTAACAAAATATGAAGACTAGAAAGCAATTACTACATCGGATAAGACAAATAACCAACAAACACATGCATGACACTGACAGTATGATGAAAGTTTTTACACCTGAAGAGTATGAAGATGGCACAATAATGTTACTAGACTTCCACAGTGCAGCTAATGAGGTGTATACTCTACTCAAAGATCATGTAGATAAATTTGGAGGATTACCAGAATGACTTACTGTCATAGTGGATTAGTTAAAGGTGATGCAGAACAAATAGGTAGGGCATTCGATATTTATTTAGTAAAGTTAGGGGAAGCAGCGAATATCTCCAAAGCCCTAGAAGAAAAGTCTAAAATAGATACTCGTGAAAGAAGGACATGGTACGGAAGAAAGATACAAGTAACTGTGCATGAGCTAATCCGCGAGAGATTAAGAGAAGATTGGTTCGGTACAGTTTACAGCTACTTGCGTGAGTATTATCCTAATGACATGACATTGGAACAAGTGATACTACTTAAGTATGTAGGAGACTCTGCGTACCACATGATTAAACCTTTATACGATTACAACCCAACAGAAGTGTACCTAACAGCAGAACAAGCTGATTGGGTGGTTAAATGGAGTAATGTGAAATGAGTAGAAAAGATGTGGAGGGTTGTATCTTTAGGCAGACTCCTTTTGGTAACTTATGGATAGTTAGGTGGAGGAACGCTAACAGGGAACTTAGGTACAAAGTGTTCCACTGCATTCACAAAGGGGAAAAGGTAGCTAAAGAACGGGCTATGGAACATGCAGCCCTAATGAGAGCTTGTTCTAGGATTAAAAGGGTGTTTAGGGAATGTATTTAACCAAGAAATTAGATGGTAAAGGGAATAGTTTGTGTTACAACAAGTGGTACGCCATGAAGAACAGATGCTACTCACCTAAGTATCAATACAGAGAGGCTTACAGTGGATGTACAGTTTGTCCAGAGTGGATGGATTACCAAGTGTTCGCTGAATGGTATCACTCTCAGCCCTTTGCAGGAGATAGGTTATTCCACTTAGACAAAGACCTTACAGTGTTTGGTAATAAGGAGTATTCACCATCTACCTGCTACTTAGTGAGGAATGAAGTTAATTGCGTACTGGCAGATAACTACAAACAATCCTCTAGGGATTTACCAAAAGGGGTTTATAGTAAGGCTGGTTGGTATAAGGCTTCTCTTTGTAAGGATAAGTTTAAATGCCCAGAAGAGGCACACAAGGCGTATGTTGTAGCTAAAGAGACTTATGTACAACATACGGTACTTAAGTACCGACATGAGCTAAGTGAAGCTATCTTTAATAATTTAATGAATTGGAGGGTTAATGGCACATAACTTTAGTAAGTCACAACAAGCAGCTTATGAAGCAGCTCAGAAAGGAAAGAATATCTTCATCACTGGGTCTGGTGGTAATGGTAAAAGCTACCTAACTAAGGCACTAACCACTAAAAATACCCTTGTATGTGCCCCTACAGGAATTGCAGCATTGAATGTGAAAGGCACTACCTGCCATAGAGCATTTGGTTTGCCAATGGGACTACCAGAAGCCAAAGACTTCAACATGGTTGGTAGAAAGCAACGAGACGTATTGTGCACAGTAGATCGAATCATCATAAGTGAAATAGGAATGTTACGTGTAGACCTTCTTGAGCTTATTGATCGTAAGTTAAAACTAGCCAGAGGGAACAATAAACCTTTTGGTGGTGTGCAGATGATTGTGGAGGGCGACTTCTTCCAACTGGAACCTATTGTTAGTAGAAGTGAGTGGGATATATTCTATAGCAAATACATATCCCCTTATTGCTTTAGTTCTAAGGTGTGGAACTTTGAAACTTACCACCTAACAGAACCACAGAGACACCCAAAACCAGAACAGTACAACCTATTGAACCGTATGCGAGTAGGGGATCAATCAGCACTGGAAGAGGTCTTGTCCACCACAGGAGAATACAAGCTATCAGAAGACCTTCTACATCTGTGCTGCTATAACGATGATGCACTGAAAGTAAACAACCACTGGTATAACAAGAACACCAATTCAGAATCAGTATTCAAAGCATCTAGTGTTGGTAAGATTAGTGAGAAAGATGTATTAGTACCAGAGACACTTAAACTTAAGGTTGGTTGTAAGGTGCTAGTATGTGCCAATGATTTAGGAGGTCAATACGTCAATGGAGATAGTGGTATTGTCACTGGTATGAGTAACCATCACATTGATGTAAAGCTGAACAATGGTAGTATTGTACAAGTAGAACCGTTTACATGGGAAGCCTACAATTACACTAAGGTAGGTGGTAACATAGTTAAAGAGGTAGTCGGTAGCTTCACTCAATACCCATTAACTCTAGGTTATGCCATTAGCATCCATAAGGCACAAGGTACAACACTAGACCAAGTGGCTATACATGTAGGTAAGGGTTGCTTCTCTGCTGGACAACTGTATGTAGCTGTAAGCCGGGTGAGAGATTTAGATAACCTCACATTCTTAAGAAAAGAACAAGTAACACTAGGTAACTTAATAGTAAACGAGCAGGTAAAAGAGTTTTATGAGCTTTGATGATTATGACGAATACGAGAAACAAATGGCCATTGAGTACATGGAAGCCATCAGGAATGGCGATAGAACAGGATACTAGAAGGCAGTCAGGGATGGTAGGGAAGTAGCAAATAACAGAAAGATGCTCAAGGAAGTAGAAGCAGGTACATACAAGGACAAACAGTACATGAAGAAGGAGGAAGTGAGTACTGCCTACAAACACGCATTAGATTCAGACTCCCCCACAGTGGATGCCTGTTTTGATGAAGTAAAGACTGTGCATTTGGTTACGGATGAGTACCTAGAAGAAGTCAGAAGTAATCCTATCTACTCTCACATGGTTGACTCTATTGTAGATGAGAATGTATCCCACCCACAAGTACGAAGTATGAGGGATAACAAGGTATTACAATTACGTCTACACAAGAAAGCTTCAACCCCCAACCAACTCATAACTGACATAACTTCCAAACGTACAGTCAATGATAGACTTAAGGCACTGGAACAGGAAGTGACAGATCTCAAGTGTAAGGTTGACAGTGTTAGTGTCTCCCAAGATAACACAGAGATGGGGGTAGAAAGACTCTTAGAGTATGTGGAGCTACCTAAAGACCATAACAAGACTAAGGCTATCGCCCTCAAACAGAAAGGGCATAAGATTAAGAACATAGCTGAAGTATTAGGTGTTACAGAAAGAACTGTAAAGCGTTGGACACAGAAAATATCCTTAGTAGGGGACACACCTAAATTGTAAATGTCCCTTTTATGTCCCCTTTTTTTGTATCCGTGCTATATCTATAAAGAGCATACAATCTAAATACCTCATTAGCCCTATTAGTCGTAATGATTAGTAGGGCTTCTTTTTGTCTAAAATTCCCAATTCCCCCCTCCAGAAACAAACCCTTTCTCATATTACTTCCTTATTTCCATATAGGAAAATATCTATAAAGCTATGATTATTAAGGGTATTTTACCATATTTATAGGAGCGGTGCTTAACAGGTTACCAACCCACAAGCAAGTAACATGCCAGTTATTTAAAATATCTC